ATGGAATCCGCTGCATTGACCGAATTCAGCAAGAAGGCAGATGGCTAAGACTGTTGGCGACCTTCTAATCAAGCTGGACGTTGATGGTCTAGATGGCGTAACAGCGCTAAAGAGAGCTCTGAGCACTCTTGGTCAAGCTTCTAACGCGAGTGATAAGCAGCTAGAAGCATTAAGGAAAGAGATTGTACAGGTAGCAAAAGCAAGCAACGTAAGTCAACAAGCTATACGCGGGCAGATTGATGCTTTTAAAGGTCTTAAGGCCCAAGCGAGCATCGGCAGCACTGTTTACAAAAGGCTGGGCAAAGATATTGACACTTTGACTCAGTCGCTTGACCGATTAAGTCGCAAAGAAGATGAGGTCGCTAAAAAACCTGCGACAACGAAACAGCTTGCAGCTCAATTCACTTCTGCTGTCCCAGAAAAAACAACACGACAGCTCCAAGCGCAGCAAGAAATGTTGCAGAAGTCTGCGGTTTCTTCTGTTGAGTACACGCAACGGCTCGTTCGCTTAAACGCAGTAACGCAAGAATTTACAAGGTCGCAGCAAAGACAGTCCGTTATCGCTGGCAATGTTGTTGCGATGACGAAAGCTCAAGCTGCGCAAACCTTGCAGTCGAGCAAAGTCAGTATTGAAAACACTCATACAACCGCCGCTCTTAAGCAAAAGATTGCTGAGCTTACTCAAGATATCGACAATATCGACGTTGGAAGCAAGGAATACATCACAACCAGCAATCGACTTAAAGAAGCTCAGCAGGAGCTGAATCAAGTACTAGGAATTAGCAGTGCGGCTTTTGACGATCTGTCTCGTGCGCAAGAGCGTTCGGAGCGTAGAGCTAAGAAGCTGGCCGATATTCAGCAGTATTACGGCACTAGCCGTACTGGAGAAGGTCAAGCCGCTCAACGCGCTGGTGGCTTTAGGGATCCAGCAACTGGAGCAATGATTGCTCGTGGCACTCGGGCTGGTCGTGTTTCTCTTGCGCAGCAACCAATGCGTGAGATCAGCGGTCTGTATCGCAGCATCGGCGATATCGGCATGTCTGGCATTGGAGCTGACATTGATCGCATGGGCAAGAGTGTCAAACAAGTCACTCGTGATATCAATGCTGCGACTGCTGCATCAAATGGCAGCGTCAATAGTCTGCAATCTCAGCGGAGTGCATTAGCTCAATTGCGAGCCGGTCTCGATCCAACCAGTCAAGACTTCCGTGAGCTTGGTTTAGAGATTGAAAAAGTTGATCGTCGACTTGAAAAGTTAAACAAGCGTCGTCGTCGTCCAACAATTGGCGGCATTGCCCAAGGCTTAGGTGGTATTGCAGCAGGCGGTGTATTTGGTGGCCCTGAAGGCGCAATAGGTGCGGCTGTTGGTGGTGCTGTTGGTGGAGTTGCTGGCGTTGCAGCAGGTGCGGCAATTGGCGCACAAGCAAAAATGATGCGAGAGGCTCTTGGAGCTACATCTGACTATGCAGCTCAACTGCAAAAGCTGGAAATTGCCCTTGAAGGTGTTGCAGGTCCTGAATATACGGACGCGCTGAAAGCAGCCAATCAAGTCACCAAAGATTTCAACGTACCTATCGCTGTATCTACTAAAGGTATTACTAGATTGTCGGCAGCAATAATTGGTGCTGGCGGCGATGTAGACGACGCAGAGGTTGTATTCAGAAACATCACGTCCGCCATTAAGGCAACAGGTGGCGGAGCGCAGGATGTTGAGTCGGCAATAACTGCAATGGTGCAAACCTTCTCGAAGGGCAAGGTTAGTGCCGAAGAACTTTCAGGTCAGCTGGGTGAAAGGTTGCCTGGCGCTGTTACGAAGTTTGCTGAGGCAAACAATATGACCTTGCCTGAGCTTCAGAAGTCATTAAAGGCTGGCACGGTTGGACTTGATGAGTTGATGAAATTCATCATTAGCCTCGGCCCAGAGTACGAAGAAACGGCGCGTGCGATTGCTGACAGCAGTGCAGATGCTGGCGCACGAGCTACGGTTGCTTTCGAGCAAGTGCGTCGAGAGGTTGGAGAAGCTCTGCAGCCAATTGGCGCTCAACTGCAACAAGCTTTTGGCAAGTTTGTTCTCGATATTCTTCCTGCGATCAAAGCAGGCGCAGTGGCTGCGGCTAATGGATTGAATGCACTGTTAGATGCATCTTCCTTCTTGATTGCAAATTTCAAAGAGCTTTTGATGGTTGCGGGTGCAGCTGGCATTGTGCTTGCCTTGCAGAACCTTATAGGGATTGCAACGGCCCTCGGCACCGCTTTTGGCAAGGCAACTTTGGCTATGAAGGGCTTTACAGCTGCATCGCTGCTTAATCCTTGGGTTGCGTTAGCTGCAGGCATCACTGCCGCAACAGTTGCTTTGGTGAAGCACAGCAAAAAGAACGCTGAGTTTAATAAGTCAGTGATAGCTGGAGAGACTACTAACGAAGAGGCTAATGACAGGCTTCGCGAGATGAATGACAAGGTTCAGGAACTAGAAAATCGGCTTGAGAAGGAGACTAATAACCGAATGATTCAAGCCCTTACCAGGCAGCTTAAGGCAGCAAAAATTGCTGCTGGTGACCTAGAGCTAGCAATGAAGCTAGCCAGCAGCTACGAGGTTGCAGGCATTAAGTATGACCGCATGACTGGTCTTCCTATTAATGCACCGAGTTCGTATACGCCTACTGATTACGACGATCCAACACCAGATCCAAGCGATAGCGGTGAAGAGCTGATGTCAGACGTCGAGCTTCAGTTGCGTCGTCAAATGCGAGATGCGCTTGAGGAAGAAAATAAAATTAAGGAGTCATTGCTCCAAAAGGAGCTAGACCTTTTGGCAGCAGCAGAAGAAGTCGAGGACGCGAATAAACGAATAAATATGCAGGAGCAGGCGAGGTTCGACCATCGTCAACGCTTAAAGGAAATTCTTGAAAAAGAAAGAGAAGAGATCGAAAGAATTCAGAAGCCACTGGGTGACCTCCTGAATAAATATACGGCAGAGATTCGGACTCGCGAAAGGATCAATGAGCTTGTCAGAAAAGGAGTAAACGAAGGCCTAGCTAAGGAGTTGGCAAAGATTGAGGAAATTGCCAGGGCACAAAAAGAACTTTTAGACGAAAAGATCAAATACTTAGAAGTACAGCTTGCAGGCTTGGATGCCGAGAGCGAGACGGCCAAGCAGATTCAGAAGCAAATAGACATTTACAAGAAGGCTCGGGAAGAGCTTCCCAAGAAAGAGGGAGAGGCGAAAGATGCTGCTGGAGTCTTGAATAAAGAACCAACCTTCATGAAAGGTTTGGATCAGGCGATCAGGGATCAAGAGGAGGCGCTTAAAAAACTCATCGATCCCCTCAATCAAGTAAAAGAAGCCGCCAACGCTATTGGTGAAGCATTTAAAACTTCTTTCCGTGGAATCATTGATGGCTCGATGACAGCACGTGAAGCGCTTGCAAACTTCTTCCAGAGCATTGCTGATCACTTTGCTGATATGGCTGCTGAAATTGCAGCAGAGGCGGTCAAGCTTGCTGCGCTGAAGTTTGTTGGGATGATTATTAAATCCTTTGCTGGCGCTGCTGCTGGTGGTGGTGGTGATGACATAACACCGCCAAACACTATGCCTGACTCTGTGGGCTTTATCGCAAAACAAGGCGCTTATACAAATGGAAGGTTTCAAGCATTTCAAGCAGGTGGCGTAGTCAGCCAACCAACTCTTGGAATGGTTGGTGAGGGTGGCGAACCTGAGTACATCATTCCACAGTCAAAGATGCGCGAAAGCATGGCGCGTTATTCACGCGGTGTGCGTGGCTCTGGCGTTATTCCCCATAATGGTGGTGCAACCGCAGCCAGCAGTGGAGGCACAGCGGTTGTCGAACCAATCGACGTTCGTTTTAGCGTTGAACGAATTAACAGTGTTGACTATGTAACGGCTGATCAGTTCCAAACTGGGATGAGGCAAGCTGCTAGCCAAGGTGCTAAACAAGGTGAGCAACAAACACTTAAACGACTGCAGATGAGCAGCAGTACTCGTAAGAGGTTAGGAATGTGAGCCAGTACGCATTTGGCCATGTGGTGCGTATCAAGCGTAAAGCTGAGATATTGCATCGCTTCCAAAACTTTTTTATCGGCGCTGAAGCGACATATGACAGCGCAACATATTTGTTTGTGCCATTTGGTTTTTCTGGCGTCACGGTCAACCGTACTGGTGACGGGCTAGAGGCAGCCTTGGTCTTTCCAAACAACACTCTGTCGCGTGGGTTGGCTGATACAGCTATTAACGACAACTACGTTGTAGAGGTTGAGGTCTTGCTTATTGATTCTGACGATGCTTCTGGAACACACACTAGGGTTCATTCGTTTGTAGGGCAAATTGTCAGCGGGCAGTGGGATAACGTCTCATTAAATCTGCAACTTAGTTCGGTATTGGATGCTGTTGGAACGGACGTACCAAGGCGCTCATTGTCACACAACTTGATTGGCAATTTGCCTATTTCCAGCAATGTCCGACTGCAGTGATTTAATCGGAATTCCGTATCGCTTAGGAGCTGACGGCAGTGACGGCTATATCGACTGTATTCACCTGTGTTACAAGGCACTGGAGCGGATGGGCATCGAAGCGCCACGTTTTAAGCAATCTTGGTACGAAGCGGGCAAATGGGAGGTTTGCCGTGACCTAATGCGTTGGGGTTTGCGGGTTGAAAAGCCTGAGTATGATGGGGACATTCTGCTGCTACCGCAGCAATCCTGGGCATTTGCAGTCACATGGCAGACGGGAATCTTGTACGTCAATCGAATGTCGGAAAAGGTTCAGTGGTCTTCGGCCCGTCTGCTTACGACGTACCACTGCTTCCGTTCGAGAAAGAGTTAATCAAAACGATTGCGATAACAGAAGAGGAGTATCGCAGATTTGCTGCTGAGGTACGCAGGAAAGGCTATAGGCGTCCTGCTGAATATGCCCACATTCCCGATGTGGTCGCTTTGCCTGATGGTGGCGCAACACTCATACTAATCAACCTTGCTATCAGCCTTGTACTGACTGGTGTCTCTTACCTGCTGACGCCAAAGCCCAAGATGCCTGGGTCTGATCGCGGCGGTCGTCTTGATCTTGGAAATATAACGGGAGCGCAGCGTTTTACACCGACAAAAGGTTTTGAAACTCTTGCCGAGCTTGCCGACTACCAAGCGCCCATTCCGTTTATTTTTGGTTTATACAGCGAAGACAATGGTGGCGGAATGCTGGTCACGCCAAAGCTTATTTGGTCGCGAATGTTTAGTCATGGAACTCTGCAGCGGGCAAAACTGCTTTTTGTTGTTGGCGAACAGGGAATTGCCACTGATAGCGGTATAGCAACGCCAAGCGAAAAAGGTATTTTCTTGGGCAACAATACTTTAGACCCTGTGTATAGCGACAACTTTGCTTTTTATTGGAAAGGCTATGAAGGCGATAAAACGTATATAAGAGCTGCTGATCTGGCCTATGGAACAAGGGGTGAGTCTGGCGGTGATTCAGACGTAGGCAATGGTGACGATGATTTTGTTTTTCGCGCTCCGACTTTAGGCGAAGAAAATGATGAAACTGCTTTTTGCCATGCCTATAGCCCAGTTAACTCAACACAGTTTGGCATTTACGCGCCGATTGCAAATGGGCAATCCTATAGGTTGAACTATAAAATTGTTTCAATCGTTGACGCAGGGGGCAAAGAAGGCAAAGGCGCGGCAATGGCCATGCGCATTAAGGTTGCAGGTGATAATAACAAGGAATTGCTTGAGGATAGCCGAGACAGGCAGAAAGGGCCTCTCAACGATTTGATTGGACTTGGGCAGGAAGGCGCTGGCAGAAACTACAGCCCCAGAATGGGCATAATTAAAATTACGAGAGGCAGCACAGAGTACAAGACCTCAGGGGACGATTTAACAAGAACAATATCCGTTGAGGTAGGAGACAAAGCAAGTTTTCTTATTTCAAGCACAACCATCCCTAGAAAATTTTACAAAATAGGAAACGGCAAAGAATCAGTTGACGACATCAATACGAGTGTGCAGGCGATGCAGGTTGCAGCCGATGATGCCCTGCAAGTTGGTGAGTTGTTTGACATTGGCGGCTCGACGTGGAAAGTGACCAAAAGAAGAGTCCCCCGGTTCGTTTCACAATCCGAAAGTGGTGTAGAAGCTCAAAGTCAAACAATTACTCTTGAGTGTATTGACACAAGTCAGTCAATTTTTAAGAAGGTTGGCATTGTTAGCGAAAATAAAGTTGTTAACCCTGACAGGGAATACATTGGTGATAGTTTTCCAGACGGCGGGCGGCAAAGTGTAGGTGAGGGATTTTTCCCTTTAACAAGAGTTGAAACTGCGACTGTCCGAAACAATCGCCCTGCTGCTGTCACTGAGCTTGGCATTAAAAGCACGGTGTTTCAAAAATTAAATGGACTTTGCGCTTTTAACAGCCTGCCAAGCCCTAATGAGCTGAGAGAATACGACAAAGATGACATTCAAGTTCAATCTGGAACGATTACTGCTTTCATCGCAAAATCTTCAATTTTCCGCATTTTTGTAAAAAAAGTCGGCAGCGACGAGTTTGCTCCAATAGCTAGATTTTTTGTAGTCAGGGGATCACGTCCTGTCGCTCAATACAATTTCGTACGCCTGCAGCTTACAAATAGTTCAGAGCCTGTAGAGCTTGAATACA